AGAAAGTTTCTTGGACAAAGTACCGTGAGAGAAAATGTCCAAAAGTAGGTCGAGACTGCGTTTGAGCCTGAGAACCCACTCTCGGCCGAACCCAGGGGCTGTTGAAACTTCATGGGTAGGGCAAACGACCGAAAGCACCGGGCGACGGGCAAGAAACCACCCGGCGGCAAACGAGACGGCGCAGGCCGACCAGCCGGCCTAGCAAACACCCTAGGGTATGGCGAGGTGCGAGCCGTCAAAGTCGCTCGGCTTCGAGTGCCTGATGGCGCCTCGCAAGAGTCGGTCGAACTAGCCGACAGGGCGCAACAGCGAATCATCGACGTCATGGAGGAACGAGTCGGCCAGTTCAACGCCAGCTTCGTTCTCAAGGCTGCCACCCGACTACGCGAAGAGATTTGCGGCCCGCTCGCCACCAAGGTTGAACACGCCGGCCATGACGGCGGCCCGCTCCAGGTCAGCATCAACATCGTGCGGACGGTGCCCGAGCCGGTTGGCCTGGACAAGGTGGCGCGTGCGGTTCGCGGGGAGTTTGACCCGACCAAACCGAAACACGGCAGCCTCTGGGGTCTTCAGGAAGGCAAAGAAGAGGGCGAGGAATGAGCTGGTTCGACCGAGCCTGGCAATGGTTCACGCAACGTCTCGAGGCGCGTCGCGAGAGGATGCACCGGGTCTATGCGCTGGAAGTCGAGAGGCGCGAGAGATGGCTGGACGGCCTAGAGGCCGTCATCACTGCATTCGAAATCGCAAGGGAGGAGGCATTTCGACAGCTCAACCTCTCGCCGACAGACATGCGCCATGCCGAAGCCGTGCTGATTGAGGCGATTGGAAAGCGCCCATGCAGGCTTGAGCCAGCGCTTGAGCGGGATGCGCTGCAATGACCATCGCCGCAATCAAGGCCACCGTTGCCGAGATTGAACTGCCCTACTGCCACGTCTGGGTCGAACCGGACGACTTCATCGCCCTGACTCAAGAGTGGTTTGCGGTCATGGTGGTGCGGCCCATCGATGAACGCCCGTGGATTCGAACAGCCAACGGCGTCGCGATTCTCGAAGTGAAGCCACCACTGCCAACAGAGCCAGAGGTTGCGTGCGCGGTTGAGGAGGCGTGGCAATGAACTGCGGCCATTTTCGCCAGACGACGGCGGTAGGTCCGCTGCCATGCGCAACGCCGGGCTGCGCCGAATATGCGCGAGGCGACAAGTTGATTCAGGCCGACGTCGCGACCGGCAAAGAGCATGTTTTCGAGAAGGTTCAATGGGCCTACGTGCGAGACATCCCCGAAGGGCGGCATGTGTTCATAACGGTGTGCTGGCTCCCTGAGGGTGAGGACAAATACACCTACTTCGATACGGCAGAGCTTGAACGTTATGGCGATGATTGGGGCCCGGCGCCAGTGCGAGGCGGCACACCATGAGCCCCGCCCTCGCCCTCAACTACAAAGCGCCACCCACCGTCTCAAGGTTCATGGACTCGAACGCATTCGTGCGCGCCATCGTCGGCCCAGTGGGTAGCGGCAAATCATCGGGAGCAACCCTCGAGTGCGTGCGCCGCGCAGTGGAGCAAGCGCCAGACGCTGACGGCGCACGTCGAACCCGTGGCGTCATCATCCGCAACACGTACCGCGAACTCAAAGACACCACGCGAATCACGTTTGAATCCTGGCTGCCCTCAGCACTCGGCACCTGGCGCGAACAGGATTTCATCTTCGAGATGGCGTTCCCTCTCGGCGACGGCACGCGCGTGGAGTGCGAAGTCCTATTCCGTGCACTCGACAGACCCGAAGACATCAAGAAGCTTCTCTCGCTCGAACTGACGTGGGCCTGGCTGAACGAGTTCCGCGAAGTACCCAAAGCCATTCTCGACGTGCTTGAGACGCGTGTCGGTCGCTTCCCCGCGATGAAGGACGGCGGCCCGACGTGGTTCGGCATTTGGGCGGACTCCAATCCGTGGGCCACGACGTCAGAACATTATGAGTTGTTCAACAAGTTGCGCCCACCAGGCTACGAACTATTCGAGCAACCATCAGGACTCTCGCCCGAAGCTGAGAACGTCGAGAACTTGGTGCCCGGCTACTACGAACGCTTGTGCGCCGGCAAAGATGAAGAGTGGATTGACGAATACCTGCGCAGCAAATACCCGAAGGCCGACAAGGGCAGCGTGTACGGCGACTTGGTTTCTGCCCTCGAAGCGCGCGGTGGTGTCTGCGACTTCGAACACCCAACCGACGGCGTGTTCGTCAACTTCGACTTGGGCGTCAGCGACGCAACAGCCATTTGGTGGTGGCGTCTCAATCAACACGGCATGCCGGACGTCATCGACTGGTTCGAAGCCACGGGCGAGGGTGCGAAGTACTACGCCGAGATTCTGAAGGGCGGCACGCCAAAGGGCTGCGACCGACCGCGCAAGTATGAAATCGCGAAGGTCTGGCTGCCACACGACGCCAAGCAGCGCGAGTGGGGCACCGGCGTCACCCGGTTCGACCAGTTCCGCGAACACCTGGGCGACGGCGCAATTGCCATTGGGCCTAAGCTTCCCATTGAGGACGGCATCACTGCCGGCCGCTGGTTGTTCGAGCAAAAAATCCGCATCCACGCGCGATGCGCCGAAGGCATCAAGCGGCTCAAGTCCTACCGATACGAATGGGACGAGACCAAGAAGGTCTTCAGCAAAAAGCCGCTCCACGACTGGACGTCACACACGGCCGATGACTGGCGATACCTGGCGCTGGTTGTTCAGGCGACTGAGAAGCTGATGCGACCCGAGGCGCCCGCCAAGCGCGTCACGCCGAAGCCGCCGTCAAACGTCGAAGAGATTTTCAACAAGCACTTCGCGACGGTTGCGAAGCGGAGGCGCTACTAGATGGGCCAAGAACAAACGCAGCCGACGCAGTTCGCAGACACGCCAGTGGGCTGGGCCGCGCGCCTCAAGACTGAATTCGAGGCAGCGCGCAAGGCAATCAAGCCGTGGCATGAGCAAGCCGAGAAGGCCATCAAGGCTTACCTGGACGAGGAAGACGCCGCCGATACCCAAAGCGTGAAGTGGAACGTCTACACGGCCGATACCCAAACCAAAGAAGCCATTCTCTTCGGCAACCCACCACGCACGTCAGTCAGTCGCCGTTACGCCGATGCGAAAGACGACGTTGCTCGCGTGGCCGCTGAAATCATGGAACGGCTCGTCAATGCCGACATCGAGGGCGAAGACGACTCCTTCACCGAAGCCGTCGAGTATGCCCACCAGGACCGCGAACGCGTCGCCTTCGGCTTGTGCCGCATTCGCTACGTGATGGGCGAAACGCAAGTCGTGAAGGGCCAGCCGGCAATGGTGGACCCGATGACTGGCATGGAGCGAGCTCCAGCCGTGCCCGACCGAGTGCTTCGGCCCAACGAACAGGTCGAAACCGATTACATCCACTGGAAGGATGCGCTGTGGGGTTCATGTCGCGTGTGGCATGAGATGCCTTGGATTGCGTTCAAGGCGCAGATGACTCAGCGCGAAGTCTCGGAGAAGTTCGGCGAAGACATCGCGGCAGAGGTGCCCTACTCAGACAACAAGACCAGCACAGAGGAACCCAAAGTCATCAACCCGTGGAGTCGGGTCGATGTCTGGGAAGTCTGGGTCAAAGAAGACAAACAAGTCTTCTTCTTCATTGAAGGCTTTGACCGGGTTCTTACGCCAAAGGACCTGGACGCGATGCCCAGCGGCGCCATCAGCGACCCGCTCGGGCTCACTGGCTTTTGGCCATGCCCTCGCCCGATGTTCGGCAACGCATCAACGTCCAAGATGCTGCCGAAGCCTGACCGCGAATTCTCGAAGTACCAGTATGCCGAAATCAACAACCTGACCGAACGCCAGGCGCTGCTTGCTCAAGCGCTTCGGGTTGTCGGCGTGTACGACAAGACCAACAAGGGATTGGCCCAGATGCTGGATGGGTCGCTACGCAATGAACTGCTGCCCGTCGACAACTGGGCGATGTTCGCTGAGAAGGGCGGCATCAAGGGTGCCATCGACTGGTTTCCGCTCGAGCAAGTCGTCAACACGATGCTGGCCATGCGCGAGCGAGTGAACGACCTTCTCGACCAGGCCCGACAAATCACCGGCATGAGCGACATCATGCGCGGCCAGGCAAGTCCTGACGGTGCGAAGACTGCGACCGAGCAACGCATCAAGGCACGCACGGGTTCGGTGCGCATGGAGCAGCGCGAGAAGGAGCTAGCCCGGTTCGTCTCGGGCCTTCAGCGTTTGCGTGGCGAAGTCATCGCCAAGCACTTCGATGAGTCCACCATCTTGGCTCGCTGCAATTGCGAAAACACGGCTGACGCCGAGCTGGCGCCGCAAGCCGTGAAGCTTCTCAAGTCGGACTTCGCCAAGTACCGAATCGAAGTGAAGCCCGAGACGATTGCCCTCACTGACTTCGACGCCGTGAAGCAAGAGAGCATCGAAGTTATCGGCGCCGTGTCGTCATACTTCCAAGCCCTCGGGCCGCTCATCATGCAGGCGCCGGCAGCTGCGCCGTACGCGTTCGAACTGCTCCAGGCCCTGGTCGCCCGACTCAAGGGCGCATCGACTCTCGAGGGCATTCTTGACCGCGCCATCCAGGCCGCGCAGACAGAGGCGGCTAAGCCTAAAGAAGGGCCGCCGCCCGACCCGAAGCTGATGGCGCAGCAAGCCAAGACACAGGGCGACTTGGCCAAGGTGAAGGCCGACACCGAAGGGAAAATCCAGGTCGAGATGGTCAAAGTTCAGGCTGACTCTCAGCGCGAACAGAACCAGATGATTTTCAACGTGAGAGAGGCGCAAGCCAAAGCCCAAATCTCACACGCCATGAAGGCCGCTGAGCCAACCAAGGGCCCATTTGACGGGGGTGGTCGATGAGGCAGCGGCTAGGCACCAAGAAAACCAGACGACTCGAGGCCCTGACCGGGAGACGAGTAAAGGCCGCGTTTACGCGCGGCGGGTGGGAGCATTTTTGGGCGCAGGTGTGCTTCGACGATGGCCAAGAGGCGTTCGTCAATTACCGAACCGGCGACATCGAGAGCGAGCCGGATGAGGTGGAAGTGCAGCCAATCGACCCAGGGCTGGTTCGCAGCCTGTCGGCTCAGCTCTCATTGAAAATCACAGAGCATCATCAGCGCATGGAGAAACGGGGTGGTCGATGACAGTCGATGAGCGAGAAGCTGCGCTGGTTGCCGCCGAAGCAGCGTTGCCTGACGACAGCGTGAGGCCGCCGAAGCCCAGAGAGCAGGTGCTGGTCGAGAATGTCCGAGCGGCGAGGAAGGAATACCAGGCGCGCATCGGTCGAACCCGTGAACTCCAGCGACAGGCGAAGCAGGCACTGGTTGACGAGGCCAAGGCGTCGGACGCGCTCAAGAAGGCGCGCAAGGAATTAGCCACGGCATCTGATGAGGAATTGCCATGACCAAGCGCCGCTGGGTTTACACGCAAGGCGGCGAAGCGCTACCCGAGCCAGTCGAAATCACCGAAGACTGGAGCGACACGCCACGTCAGCCGTTGCGCGTTGACGTCTCGTACATGGACGGCCTCGCCACCGTTGACGGCCAAGACATCAGCAGCAAGCGCAAGCGTCGCGAATACATGCGCGCGAACAACGTGACTGACACATCCGACTTTCAAGACACATGGGCCAAAGCGGCCAAAGAACGTGAAGCGTACCGCTCGGGCGCAACAGTGCGCGCATCGATGCGAGAGGCCCTGGGGAGGGCCGAGTACCAACTGAGCAAGAAAGGAAGGCGGTAAAGAATGCCCGACATCATGGAGGCGCTGAACGCGGCTTACGACAAGGTTGGCGGCGAAGAGACGGCAAGTGAACCCGTTGAGTCCGCGCCAGTCGAAAGCGCACCACCGGCCGCCGAGAACACCGACGTCGAAGCCGCGGCAGCCTCGCCCGAATCCGAGAAGACAGCAGCCGAACGCGCCCGAGACGACAAGGGCCGCTTTGCCGCCAAGAATGCAGCCCCCAGACCGAACCAGGCGCCCGCTGGCGCGACTCCCTCTGACGCCAGCGGCGCAGCCGTTCCGCCCGAGGCCGCACCTGGAGCGCCACCCAAGCCGGTCGCACCGGCCGCGCCTGAACTCAAGGCGCCGGCCGCGTTCAAGGCTGCCTTTCGTGAGAAGTGGAACACCCTGCCGCCCGACATCCAGGCTGAACTCGTCAGGCGCGAAGGCGAGCAGTCGCGGTTCGCACAAGAGACAGCGCCGGCTCGCAAGCTGGCCGAAGAATTCAAGGCCACCGTTGCGCCTTACGAGATGATGATTCGAGCCGAAGGTGGCGACCCGGTTCGCGCGGTGGGCAGTCTGCTTCAAACGGCGGCCCACT